CCAGTCCTTCTGAGTATAAGGAGTAGATTGGTTGTTCAGACGCTTCCAACCGTTGTAATCCCAACGAAGTGTCCAAGCCGCACCTTTACGAAGGTCACGGAGGATTTCACGGTCGATTTCAGCCGCCACTTGTTCTGACAATAAAGCTGTTAATTCAGCCTCAGCGTCAATGTTGTGGAATGCCGCAACGTCTTGAGCAAGTTCTGGTGACCATTGTGCTCTCAACTTTCTTTCAGTTACAGAAACTGTTACTGACTCAAGGTCGAAAGAAACTTCACCAATCTTGTCTTCAAATTCTAATTCTTCATAACGTCTCCAAGCGGCTTTAATAACTGTGTTAGCACCAGCACCTGAGAACGCAGAAGCGGAGATAGTTGCCCCTGAATAACCATCAGGAGTTGACTGTCCACAAGCAATACATGCTGGAACTTGAGTGTCAATTTCTAAATAGATATAACCAGTTTGGCTACAAACATTATCATAGTAACCACCGTTACCACCTGTAGTTGTTTTATTAAATCCAGCCTGTTGTGATGTATACTGAGGACCGTAGATTGCCTGACCGTACTTCTGAGTTACAACACGGAATAAAAGTGGTGTAAATGTTGCAGTACCTAAAGATGCTGCCGCTGTAGCGTCTGCAGTGTAAAGTGTTAAGTTAGACAAGAAAGATTCAGTGTCTTGTTCTTGACCATCAGGACCAATCAATTTACCGATACCGGCAGTTGAGAAACCTGAAAGTGCAACAATAATCTTTCTATACTCTAAGTTAGTGTTAGTTGTGTAAGCAGAAGCGATAAGTGCTCCATCTGACCATGCAACTGTTGGAGTGCTAGATGTCAATGTTACAAAACGACCTTTTGAGTAGTCAAACAAACCAGCTGGGTTAAGACCTGGCTCAGCACCTTCGTAGAATAAATCATAAAGGTTTTTAGCGGCTTGACCAAATGGTTGACCTGTACCTGAAGTATAACCTGCGTTAGGGTCACCAGGATAGTTACCAGGTGAACCTACAGGTGCGTAGTGGTCACCTGAATCAATACCTAAACCATTTGTTGCAGTTCCACCACTGTAACCTTGAATTTGAGGTACAAAGTAGAACAACTTACCGATAGGAAGGTTCATAGCTTGTACTGATACGATTTCATTAGCTAAAAGCTTAGAGAATACACGACGAATGATTGGGAATACTACAGTTTCAAATGAACCTGAATCTGCAGTAGACGATGCTTCGTTAATTAAGAATGAAGCTTGGTTTTCATATAACTGAGCTACGTTCTCTTTTAGGTGGCCACGAAGGCCTTCAAGGAACCCTAATTTGTCCCATTTGTTAATAGTATCTTCTTTGATAACTTTAAGGTGCTTAAGACCTATGTTACCAACAAGACCTGATTCTAATAATGCTCCCATTTTTATTTTTGGTTTTTTATTTTTTATTTTTATTTTTTTATTTTACAATTTTTGACATAATATCTTTCATTCTAAGGAATTGTGGGTTCTCATATGTTTTTGATTCAATAAGATTAATTGCAGAACCAGATTGCGGTTCACGCTCAATTACTCTTTCAATTGATTCAGTAATAGGAGTTGCCTTTGTACCTTGTGAAAGTTCATCTTTAATTGTTTTATATAAAGCTTTTGATTCCTTTAAGGTTTCTGCAGAATCAAATCTTCTAAGAACGTTAATTTTTTCTTGCTTAGAAGTTGAATGTTCAGTGAATAGTCTTGTTGCATAAGCCAAATTTGAATTGAAGATTGCCACTTCATTTAATTTATCTCTAAATAAATTAAGTGCCTTTCTATATTCTTCATTTTTAGCTCTTAACATTTCTAATTCTTTGTTCATTTCATGGTTCTCAAAAGTTAAATTCCTGTTAGGAGTAATTCCTTTTCTCAAACCTCTGCCAGATTTTGAACCAAAACCATAAGTACGTGCTGCCTCTTTTGCTTCTTCTTTTGAAAGTTTTTTAGTTTTGGATGGCATATCCATCATTTCACCTTCTTTGAATTCAAATTTAGGTTTACCCGTACCTTTAGTAGGATTAGCATGCTTCATATCTTCTTTAAATCCGCCTTTAGACTTCTTATAAGAAAACTTTTTAGATGAACCAATTTCTCCGTCTGTTCCTACTTTTGGTTTCATTCCCTCTTTAGTTTCAATTTTTTTAGCTTTTTTAGCTTCATTCATATTATATGATTCATTGTCCATTTTATCGAAATCAAAATAATCATCATCTTCTTCAATACCTTTGTATTCAGAATCATCAAACATTTCATCCATTTCGATTTCATAGACAACTTCATCAACTGAATCTTCTTCTTCCATTTCCCATTTTTCTTCCAATTCTTCAGATTCTTCTTCAGATTCCATTTGAAGTAAGTACTCAACATCTTCGTCATCGTCAGAAATTTTGGTATAGTCTCCATCAGGAACAACTGTAACAGTGTCAGAATTTTTCATATTCTTGAATACATTGAAAACTTTATTTAAATCAGTTTCCCCTGTGAGGTCATTAATAGAGTCGTCTTCCATGTCGTACATATCAACTTCCATGTCAACTTCCATGTCATCCATGTCGTCTTCCATTTCGTCTTCTGTATCCTCCATGTCATCCATGTCAACTTCCATATCTTCCATGTCTTCCATGTCTTCCATGTCGTCTTCCATATCCTCCATGTCATCCTCTTCTTCAGAATCTTCTTCGGGAATCATAACTAATTCGTCTTTGTCAGTCTCATCTTTCAAAGACTCCTTTACTAGTTCGCTAATTTCTTCCTTCATTGTTGAAGCAAGTATTTCTTTTGCGTTTTCATTAATAACTTCTTCCAAATTTTGTATTTGGAGAAGTGTTTCGTTAACTAAATTTTTTTCAGACATTTAAACTTTTTTTTAATAAATATGTAGAGAAATTAAAAAAATAAGTTTTTTATGATTTATAAATGAAAAAAGGGGACAAATGTCCCCTTTGGCTAATTTAACTATGAGTATATATTACTCTACCACTTCATTAATTTTACTCTCAACAATTGCTGTAATTCTCCAATCTTGAGAGTACGATTGAAATAGTTTAGTGACCTTTGCTTCCACATCAGTCGGACTAAACCCTTTGACAAGTTTTTCTTCCTTTTGTTTTTTAATTTTACCTGATTCAGAATCAACATCATCAATTGTGATTTTTGCTACAAAATATTTTTCGTCCATATTAATTATTTTGATAAATAATCGGTAAGTTTTCTCATTAAATCAAGTGATTTACCTGATTCTCTTTGTTGTTTTAATTCTTTTTCCTCTTGTAAGTTTTCTTCATACTTAAATCTATCCTTCTCATCCTTGAACAAATACGCTCCAGGTGTTGATGGTGAAGAAACAAGGTCAAAACAAATTAATTCAAAATCTTCCTGTACTTCGTTTTGTTCACCTCTTTTTGCAAGTGAGCCAACTCCTCTTGAAGAAATCCCAAGAGTTACTCCTTGTCTTAAAAGATTTGCGGCTTGGTCTCCCTTTGTTGATACTATACCTCTTTCGTGAAAACCTGGTGAAGTCAAAAGTCTTAATTTACCAAGTAATACATTTTTATCCCACCACATTTCAGTAATAATGTGAGAAACCCTATCAAGGTCAATAAGAGAAGATTCAGGGTGATTTAATTCTGAAAGAGAAGTTCCTCTTTTAATATAATTTTTAGTATAATTATCAGCCTCTCTTTTCAATATTTTTTCAGGATATATTCTACCATTTCTATTTGGGGTATCATATTTCTGAAGAACGGCGTAGAATTCAAATGGTTTTGAATGGTCGGTAGTATTAAAATTTTCTTTAATTACTCTATCATTAGAAAACTCATTGGGTGACACGTAACCCGCATCATACTCAATAAGAATTCCTTTACCTATTTCCGTAGGTCCTAAAATTTTATAGTTTTGCATTTAATATTTTCTTTATAAATATTAAACTGTAACCAAATTTTTTTCTTTGTCGTTTTTTGTTAAGTAGAAATTGAATAATTCAGACGTAAAAAATATATCCCCATCAATGAATGATATTATTTTTTTAATTTCATTTTTAAGTTTTATTGATTTGAAATCAATGTCGACTTTAGTGTATAAGGTTATTTCTAAATTCATAAATGACCTTTTACCTACAGATATACCACTTGTTCTTAAATCTAAATCGACAATAAATTTACTATAAAACATAAATTTATCTGATATCTCAAGTAATAATTGTTTTACCAACCTGTTTAAATAAGAAACTTCTCTACCCCAATTCTCCAATACTTTTTTTGGTTCAACCCAAGATTGTATATTAATGTAAACTGATTTTAAATTTTTTGAATCTACCGTTCCGTAACAAGTTTTAAAATTTTTATATCCCTTCAGCACACATGATTTCCCTTTTTTCATTTAACTTTGCATAATATTCGTTTATTTATACATAAATCTAATAAAAAATAATACGTTTGTCAAAATGTTAATTATAGAAGTCAAAAAGAATAATATTGAGGGTGCTCTTAAGCAATTCAAATCCAAAGTAATTAAAACAAAACTTGTATCACAATTACAAGATAGAAAAAATTACAAAAAAAAATCTGACGTTAACCGTCAGATTATTAAAAATGCAATTTATAAACAGAAAAAAAATTTAGACAATTAAACCATTGTTTAATTGTTCTATCTTAATAAACTCTTTTTTATTAAATTCACTTGATTTAATTTTAGTTTTAGTCTCAAGTAATGTTTGTTTAATTTCTTCATCTGCTTCTGAAATCAACTTCTCAAGTTTTTGAATTGTAGACTCTTTAATCGTTTCAAATTCTTCTTTAGTTGGATTCTTCTTTAATAAAGAAATAACTTCTTCTCGGTCAGATTCGTTAAGTTCAGATAAGGTTTTTTCAATGTTAGAATTTGCAATTTTTAACATTGTACTAATCGGGACTACTTTTTTTGAATCTTTAACTATTGGTTCTTTAGTTAGGGACTCAACAATATTTTTTTTCGCAATTGATTTTTTTTCAGGTTTTAAATCATCTCCATAAATTAAATCATCAATTATTGTATAGTTATTTTCTTTAATAATTCCATTAGTCCATTTTGTTATTTTATTGACAAAATTTTCTGAAAGTTTAATTGATTTAACTTCTTTCGACAAATCATCTACCAAGTACACAGCGGTTTCTTTATCTAATGATTTATTTTCTTTTAAAGTATCATAGATAAAAAACAATCTTTTAAAAGACTTATTCTCTAAAAGTTCATTTTTAAAGAATTTCATATCCTTATCTAATTTGTTGTCAACAAATGATTTAACTAATTTATTTTCAACCAAAGTTTTTATTACACCGAATCTCATGTTGTATATTTCTGTATAAATATCAATCTTTTAATAAGCTGTTTAATTTTTGTTCCATTTCACCCAAAGATTTTTTAGCTTTTGATAAATCTATTACATCATCTTGGTCAATCATATTAGTTTCAAGTAATATATTCATGTCTTTTTCTATTGATTCAGGAGTAACTCCCGCTTCCCCTCCTGGTTCGGGACCTGGAGCAGGAGGTGCAGGTAATTCTCCACCAGGTAATGGTTCTCCGCCACCACTTTCATCGGGTGGAGCTCCTCCTTCAGATGGTGTTCCTGCCGGTTCTCCTTCTTTTTTACCGTAAAGTTTGTCAAGATTATCAAATAATCCTGTATGTGTAATAACTTCAGCAGTCTTTTTAAGTTCCTCGCCAACAGCTCTTTCAATTCTTTGTTGTTGTAAATCAAGTTTGATTTCCTCATCGGAAAAACCAAGAATATGTTTTTTAGCCCAAGATTGTGACACTGCGGCTATTCCTGAACCAGGGTCTGCGACCATATC